GTGCGACTGTCAGTCTTATAGCTGTAGAGCCTGAATTCTCGTGCTAAGTCGCTACAACGGGTATGAATAACAATTTCTCTAAATGACCGGAGAAACTGCACACCGTCTTCAATCGAGCCTTTCCACTTCACAACCGGTTCAGAACGTGGCAGCCCATGCCGTTTTAAATAGCTAATGCTTTCTGGTCTGGCATTGTCCCATCTGGTCACATACCGATCAAAAGACGGTATTTTACCGTTAATGAAGGTTGCTGTATCGTCAAGCTCTAGCTTTGTTCTGTAAGCCTCGTGGCTAATGAAAAGCACATCTCCGGCAATGTAGCATCTTATTGCGGCTGTCGGGTCTTGGCTGAAACCAAAGTCACCGCCTTGATAAGGTCCGTCCCATGTGTCTTGCACGTCAAAGTCATCAACTCGATATTTACCGGCAAAGACTTGCGCATCTGTATTGACTAGGTATGCACCTTCCCAAACATGATCGTAGGTAGCGGAATTGTATTTTAGGTCAAAAACCCGTTCTCGTTCCAGTTCGCTAGGGAACCATGGATTATCTGACCAATTGGCTTGCACTACCTTGCTATCTGGCGGAACGTTATCACCCCTTAGAAACGCATCTATCGGGTCATCTGCACTCATAGGGTTCCAAGTGAACCAAAGCTCCGAGCCTTCTTTACGAATAGTAGGGCGCAACAACCGAAGCGATCTGGTAGATAGTGATTGAGCTTCTTCAACCCACGCAATATCATAGCCTTCAAGTGACTTGATACTTTCGGCCGTATGGTCTTGCATCCCTTGGAAAATAATCAGTGAACCGTTTGTGGCCCTGATTTCTCTATCCAGCACCTGAAAGTATGAACCGACATCCAAGGCTTTGATCTTGTCTTCAAGTAGTCGCTTCACAGATTCCTTGATTGATTTCTGTACCTCGCGAATGCACACGATGCGCTTTGGGCTTGTTAGGGCTGCCTGAATAACCTTTTCCGCAAAGTGATGCGACTTGCCAGAACCACGACCACCATACGCACCTTTGTAACGTGAAGGGTATAGCAAGGGTTCAAATACTCTCGCCGTCGGTATCCTTATTGTCTTTGATTGGGTCAATGATGACATTTTCAATCCGTGTGATCTTTATGGCACCGCCATCACCTTTGTAACGAGAAGGGTGTAATAGGGGTTCAAATACTCTCGCCGTCGGTATCTTTATTGTCTTTGATTGGGTCAACGATGACATTTTCAATCCGTGTGATCTTTATTGCGCCACCATCAGGACCGCTAATCTCTTGCTTGTCTGTCATGCCTAAAAGGTTCTTGGCTAAAAAGATTGCGACTGGTGGCTTCGTTTTAGACATCCGGAATAAAGTCTGTCGCAACGATATTCTGCCCTTTGCTTGTCCTTCTTCGTAAATCTTTTTAAGGGCTGGATATTTATTGAATGTGTTATTGACCGTCTGCCGAGTGACTTTGAAGTCATGCCCAATGTCATCCATCGTTGCATAAACGCTTCCAAGTTCTTCAATGCGTTTTTGAGTTTCAGCGTCATTAGGGTCTATGACTTGTTTCCTTGCCATTTTTTACATTTTTCCCTTTTATAGTATGTAAAATTATTCGGGATATGACGTGATCGGCAATTATGCCGAGTAATGTTTTTATAAAGAAATTTAGGCGTTAGGTGACTAATGCGTTATATGTATATTATCTTCATTCTCATTTTATCGTTGCCAGCTTCTGCTAAGGACTTTCCCGCTATCGTAGGGCGTGCATCAGTCA